CCTTTGCCACGATTGGCAGCATCAAAGAGAAAACAGATTTTTTTAAAAATATTGACCGCGTGATCATGGACGAATGCGATTTGACCAATGCCAAGGGCGGCATGTACGCAACCCTTTTTGAGGAGCTTAATAAACCACTTCTGGGCGTCACAGCATCACCCTATCGCTTGCACCCACCCACGACCTATAACAATTCCGTGATCAAGTTTCTGCACCGCACGCGCCCGCGCGTTTATTACTCCATGATTCACGTTACGCAGAACAAAGAGCTTTTTGACCGTGGATATCTTTGCCCCATCCGGTACACGCGCGATGAATTTGATGAAACATGGTTGTCATTGAATTCAACCGGCGCAGAATTCTCTGAAGTTTCTGTGCGTCGTTATTTTCAAGAGAATGACCTGACCGGACGCATTGTTGGATACGTCAAGGAGATGACATCGCCGCATATTTTGATATTCGTCGATTACTTCGAAGACGCCAAGCGCTTGCATAACAGACTTGCTTCAGCTGGCCATGATTCCGTTATTTTGACTGGAGAAACGCCGCAAACAGAGCGCGATAAAATTCTTAATAATTTTACGTCCGGACAGCAGCGCATCGTCATAAACATGGGCGTTCTCACCGTTGGTTTCGATTTTCCAGCCTTGTCGTGCATCATCAATGCACGACCCACAAATTCTTTACGCCTCTATTATCAGATCATCGGCCGTGGCATTCGCATTAACCAAGAAAAGCAATTCTGCGATTACATTGACCTTGGCGGAAATATCACGCGTTTCGGACGCGTCGAAGATTTTGAGATCGTCGGACCGCAAGGCATGGAACGCCTGAAATCCGGCAACCGTTTTCTAACCGGCGTTGATCTTAAAACCGGACGTGATCTGGAAGCGGAGCGCCAGCAGGAAAACGCAGCCAGCGACGTCATTCATTTTGGCAAGCACAAAGGTCAGAAAATATCAACTTTGCCGGGTTCTTATTTAAGCTGGATTGTCGAAAATTTTAGCCCGGGAGATTTAAAAGAAAAAGCTTTGAATGAAATTTCACGCCGCGAGCAAGGTGGCTTGAGAGAGGTTTGCCCTACATGACAAAAGAAAAGTATCACTGGGGCAAATTTTACTAGAACGACTGGCGTGGTGATCCACGTCTCAGAGCCTGCGGATTTGCCGCGCGCGGGCTTTGGATGGAACTGCTTTGTATCATGGCCGAAAACACCCCGAAAGGGTATCTGACAATAGGAGGTAAACCGATCGAAATAACGACCCTATGCCGCATGACGGGGGGCACGGAATCGGAGGTTGAAAACTTGTTGAATGAGCTCGAACATAACGGTGTTTTTTCCCGTGATAAAGCAGGAAAAATCTATTCGCGGCGGATAGTAAAAGACGAGAATCGCGGGAGAATCTCCCGAGAAAACGGAAAGAATGGGGGTAATCCAAACCTAAGAAAACAAAGGGATATTTCAAGTCAGGTTAACCCCCAGGATAAGGGGGGGGTTAAGCCCCAGATACTAGAAGCCAGAAAGAAAGAAGAGAGTCTAGTACTACAGGAACTGCGCGCGCGAGACCAGCGGCCGGAACCAGAGAAAGGAAAAAAATCCCACCACCGGAAAACCATGGAAGCTGCCGCAAAGGGGATTGCAAATCTCGAAAGGGGGAATGCACCATGAGCCAGATCGCAATTTACCGACCGCAACCGCTTTCAACGGAAGATTTTCGCAAGCTCGAAGCGATTGCCCATGACACGCTGGACATCGCGTTGAAAAACGTCGATGAGCTTTTTTGGACGACCGACGAGTACGGAGATCGCATCCAACGCAAGCGCAGCATCATGGCCGGTTTTGACATCGCACCGAAACAGGAAATCAATCCGGTCTTGCTGGAAAGCCTAAAACGCCAAACCACGCCGCGCCACACAGCTGTGCATCTGACGCGTCTTGCAGCACACAAGCCATGGGGACGCGGAGAAGAAGCTTTTTCTGTCATCGTCGAAGATCTGGCGCGTGACCTGATCGGTGTGAGCGAATGGGCAATCGTGAAAACATGCGAGCATTACCGCAAGGATGACACGATCAAGTTTTTTCCCGACACAGCGGCATTTCTGCGCATCGCGATTGAAACGGATCGCAGCTTGAAAAACATTGCGCCGAAAAAAAACGCAAACAGCGCAGATCGCTCTGATGCCGAAAACAGCCGGCCGCAAGAACGCACCCAGCGCAGAAAGCGCCGCGTTACACGCATGTGCAAGCTGGCGTTGAAACCAAAAGATTGCTGGACACGCTGGGAAAAAAGATTTTTTAACGCAATGGGGGAAAAGGCATGACCAAGGCATACGACGAACAGCAACTGGCATTCAGGGCACAGCACGGGTTTCTGGTCTGGGAAGCTGTCAGGGTCGGAAACCGTCAAGTCGAGCATCACATGCGCGACGGCTGGCAAGCGCGGCTCTGGGGCAACCTGACCGAACCGCAACAGGACGCCATGGTCGAAATCGAAATCGGCTATCGCATCATCGCGTCCGGGGTTGGGTTTAAAACTTTTGATCCGTTGAAAATCCCCGGTAACGGGTATGCGTCGGTTTCAAACCGCGCTGCCGAGATTTTGTCAGATTATTTTTCTTGGGGGCGCGAGCTGCAGCGTCGCCGGATCAGTCACGCTCAAGCCATCGCCGTGATCGTTGAGGGTAGGACATGCAATGAAGTTGATCGCCACTCACGGCAGAAAAACGGAGCCGCAAGGATCAACTTGCTAGCCGCGCTGGATACGTTTTGCGAGCTTAGGGGTTGGGTGCAGAAGCCAGTGTGACCAAAATGGCTGTGAGGGGCTTTTTTGTGCGTTTAAAAAGATCGGTTATGAAATTTATTTAAAAACATTTTGACATCGGGGGAGCTTTCGAGGTATTTTAATCACAATGGACTTTCTGGCTTCGGGCCAGATGATCGAAAACAGCAGCCGCCTTCAGGGCGGTTTTTTTGTTTCCAAAAAATAAAATCAATCAACAAATTATTGAAAGTTATCAACCGTGGCCCAAAAAGGTGGAGCACGGCCAGGCGCCGGGCGTAAAGCCGGCCCGGCCAATCAACGCACGCAGGAAATTCTGCGGCGCGAAATGGAAAGCGGGCGCAAGCTGCCGCTTGAAGTCATGCTGGACGCGATGCGCGAAGCCTGCGACGAAGCGCAAGAACTGCGCGCCAAATACCAAACAACAAAAACCGAAGAAGACATGCGCGCGTTTCATGCCAGCCGCTTAATGGCTGTGAACATCGCCAAGGATGCAGCGCCGTTCTGCCATCCGAAGCTGCAGCACGCGCAGCTGGACGTTTCGAACACGCTGCACGAAGACGCGCTGGACGCATTGTTGGACGGTGCAGAAGCCGCCGCGGATGCTGAGTGAGAAAGAAAAGCGCGTCAGGCTGCTTTTAAAAAACAGCTTTGTTGATTACGCGCGGGTCTGCCTTGGGATACGGACCAAAGAAGGCCAGGTTAAAAGGCTGGAGCTGAACAAGGCCCAGCGGCATATGCATGATTGCCTTGAACGGCAGCTTCAGGAAAAGGGCAAGATACGCGCGCTGATCCTGAAGGGCCGGCAGCAGGGCTGCAGCACGTATGTCGAAGCGCGGTTTTACTGGAAAGTTTCACACCGCCATGGTGTGCGCGCCTTCATTCTGACCCACCTGGATGAAGCCACGCAGAATCTTTACGCGATGGTCAAACGATATCACGAGCTTTGTCCGCAGCGCATGCGGCCGTCGACATCGGCGTCGAACGCGCGCGAGTTGGTCTTTGACAAACTGGACAGCTCATACCGCGTCGGCACGGCACGGTCGCAAGGCACGGGCCGATCTGACACGATCCAGTTCTTTCATGGATCCGAGGTTGCTTTCTGGCCGAATGCGGAAGAGCACGTTTCCGGCGTTCTGCAGGCGATACCGAACCTGCCTGGCACTGAAGTGATTTTGGAGAGTACGAGCGACGGCGCCAAGGGTCTGTTTCACGCGATGTGTGTCGCGGCCGAAAAGGGCTTGAACGATTATCAGCTGATTTTTGTGCCGTGGTACTGGCAGGATGAATATCGCTTACCATGCGGCGTCGATTTTGTGCCGACAGAAGAAGAGCGCCAACTGCAAGAGCAATACGGGCTGGACGATCAGCAGATATGCTGGCGCAGAAATAAGATCGCAGAATTCAGCGGCGACATATCGCGCTTTCGCAGGGAATATCCTTCGAGCGTCGAAGAAGCTTTTGCCACCGAAGTCAAAGGCGCTTTGTGGACGCGTGAGACGCTACACAAAAACCGCGTAGGGCAAGCGCCAGAGCTAACACGTATCGTCGTTGCTATCGACCCAGCTGCGACGTCGCTGCAGAGTTCCGATGAAACAGGCATTGTCGTCTGCGGCATCGATGCGGCCGGCCACGGCTATGTGCTGGCGGATATTTCAGGACATTACACACCGTCGCAGTGGGCACATAAAGCTGTGACCGCTTATTATCAATTTAATGCCGACCGCATCATCGCCGAAAGCAACAACGGCGGTGAAATGGTTGAGCATACGATCCGCACACATGACCCAAGCGTACCGATCAAGTGCGTTCATGCGTCGCGCGGCAAATATGCCCGTGCTGAACCTGTGGCGGCTTTAGACGAACAAGGAAAAATTCATCATGTTGGAACTTTTTCAGCGCTTGAAGATCAGCTTTGCAGCTGGGTTGCTGGCGGCGCGTATCGAAGCCCTGATCGTTTGGATGCGCGTGTCTGGGCGTTTACGGAGCTTATGCTTTCAAGACAAGCGGGAGCGCCGCGCATCTGGGGATAGCGCATGAATTTTCGCGCAGCATGGCGCGCTCTGAGAGGCTTGGAGCATAAAGCCAGCAAAACACATCCGATCCTTGTGACTTATGGGGTTGGACAGGAAAAGGCAACGCCAAAGGATTACGCGCAATTCGCGCAAGAAGGCTATCAGAAAAGCGTTATCGTTTATCGCTGCATTGAAATGATTTCAAACAATGCGGCCGCTGTACCGTGGGTTTTGAAAAGCAAGCGTGACCGCAAGGAAATTGAAAAGCATCCATTGCTTGATTTGCTGCAACGGCCAAATCCTTTGCAGGGTGGAGCCGAGTTTTTTAAATCTGTTTATGCTTTCTATTTGATTTCCGGCAATAGCTATGTCGAGAATATCACTGCGCGGAAATTGCCAAAAGAGCTTTGGGCATTGCGCCCTGATCGCGTGCGGGTTGTGCCTGATGCGAAGGGAATGCCAAAATCCTATACTTACAAAGTTGGCGGGCGCAGCGTGACTTTTCAGGTCGATCCGGTCACGGGTCTTTCTAATGAAATTCTGCACGTTAAATCATTTCATCCGCTGGATGACTGGTACGGCATGTCAGCTATTGAGGCTGCGTCGTTCAGCATCGATCAGCACAACGAAGCTGGAAAGTGGAATGCGCGGCTACTCGGTAATTCGGCACGTGCATCAGGTGCTTTGATTTACAAGCCTGATGGTGATATGCCGTCGACTTTGACTGAACAACAACGCGCGGCTTTGCGCAGCGAAATAGAGCAATTTTCAAGCGGCGGAAATAATGCCGGGCGCCCGATGGTTTTGGAAGGCGGTCTTGACTGGCGCGAAATGTCTTTGTCGCCAAAAGACATGGACTGGCTTGCGGGCAAAGACGTTTCGGCGCGTGAGGTTGCTTTGACATTCGGTGTACCGCCGCAATTGGTGGGCATTGACGGGTCTTTAACCTTTGCCAACTTTGAACAGGCGCGTATGGCGCTTTACGACGACGCTGTTTTGCCTTTGGTTGACAAGATCAAGGACGAACTGAACCGCTGGCTTTGCCCGATGTTTGGCGATGACGTTACACTTGAATATGACGCCGATGATATTCAAGCGTTAGAACCGCGCCGCAAAGAAAAATGGGAATCAGTCAAGACTGCTGATTTCTTGACGATTAACGAAAAACGCGCCGCGCTTGGATATGATCCGATCGATAGCGGTGATCTTTTGCTGGTTAATGCCGGCGCAGTGCCCTTGGAAACAGTCTTTGAAGGCGAGGACAGCGCAGTCGAGGCGGCGGCATCTGCGGAAGAAGCCTATGGCGATAATTCTCAAGAATAATCGGGCTGAACGTTTAAGAGCATGGCGCGCGCAAGAAAAGATGATTGCAAAGCGTGAGCCTGCCTTGCGACGTCAAGTGATTGAAGAATTCAGGAACATCGGTTATCGCGCGGTGATTGCAATCAATACAGGAAAGTCTTTGGAATACGCTTTTCAAAGCCACCGCGAACATCTGAAATCAATACTTGAAGCACATTATAAAAAGACATCTGCGGAGGCAAAAAAGAATTACCTGAAGCCTTTGCAAAAAGCATATCCGTCCTTTGAGACAAAGAATGCGGAGAATGTTTTTAGCGCAACATTTTCGGCATGGGTATCAAGATACGCTTTAAAAAAAGCGGAAGAAATTTCTTATACCACGCGGCGCCTTATCCGCAAGGTGATCACCGATGCTGAACAAGAAGGTCTAAGCATTCAAGAGATTGCTAAAAATATCAGAACATCGACAGCTGGACTGATGGGCAGGGCGCGGGCTGTAACAATTGCTCGAACCGAAACACACGCTGCAGCAAATGCGTCAAACGATTTGCTAGGATCCGCCTTAAATCTGGGAGAAAGAATAAACGTCTGGACTTCAGGCGATGATGACCGTGTGCGGCCAAGTCATAGCGCAGTGGATGGTCAAGAATACAAAGCCGGATCGACCATTCGCGTCGGTGATAGTGAATTAAAATACCCTGGCGATCCCAACGGATCACCGGAAGAAGTTGTGAATTGCCGCTGCAA